AAAATGAAAGTGGCAACTTTATGATGATTCCTAAAAATGCCTGGGCATATCTAAAGCGTGGTTCAACACAAACAACTAGTGGGGCACCTACATTAACTAAATCACCACAAGATGTTGCTAAGTTTATATTAGGCACAGGGAGAGGTGATCCTAAAGAACGTGCTAAATTTGCTAAACAGTTTGCTATGTTGTGGCCATATTTTGAAAAGATTAGTCCTAAACAAGGATTTATTGAAGGTGGATTATTATTCTATCCAGGTACTAAGCCAGATGGTCAAAGTGCTATGCCTGTACTCAATAAAGAAACAAACACATATGACTTTCAACCAAACATTACAGAATTTCATGTACCAGCAGATAGTGATTTAGGTAAAAAGATTGCTAGAGCGAAAGTAGGAGTTGCTGCTACAGGTTATTATCCTGCATTAGGCTCAAGTGACGAGCAACGTTTCCCTGATGCACAGAATTTAAGCACATCTGATGTATTAGTACAGGGTACTACATTTGTACAAGAACCTGTGAAAGTTGATACAAAGATGCTTGATAACGCTGAAAAATTTATTAAGTCACACGCACAAAAAATTGACAACTATCTTAAACCAAAGCCTGGCTTAGGCAAACCAGCAGCAGAACTATATTCTTACTTAAATGGGGATTTGCGTAGAGATGGATTGATGCGTGATTTCCCACAATGGGCTGAGACAAATCTAAGTGCTAATAAAGCAAAAACAATGTTAGCAGACAAAGAAGGAATGCTAGCAACACTAGGCGCTATAGAAGTATTAAGTAGAGAAAAAACAAACTTCATCAATCAACTAAATCAAATGAGTCATGGTGGCATACGCCAAACAAAACCAGAAGGTTATGCACAGGCACATCCAGGACGCAAGTTTAACTATGATATACCAGGACAGTTTATTAAGGTCATTGATCAACCAACATGGAGCCCAAAAGAAAGCGTACTAAAAGAACAGCAAGGTAAAAAGGCTGTGTTAGGTTGGGGGCGTGGTATGGGTCATACAGGTCATGACGCATTAGCAAACGCAGTTATACATCAAGCACAAAGTACAGACGCACAACCATTCTTTATCGTTTCACGCAGTTTTGGTAAAGACGATCCTATTCCACCTGAAATGAAACTACAGATGTATCAAAAGAAGTTTCCTAAGTACAAAAACATATTTAATTTACCCTCAGAAGATAAACCTACACTCAACGATGTATTGACTGATTTAGGTAGTAAGGGTTACAAAGATGTAGCATTAGTTGTAGGCGCAGATCAAAAAGAAGCATTTGGTTATTTGTTAAAGCCAGCAAAAAGTACGGGCGTAGAACCATATAAGTCATTTGGCTTAGATAACTTGACTGTAATGAGTAGACAAGATACTAAGGCTCCTGGCAGCGACCCAAGTAGTAAAGATTATCACGAAGGGCCAAGAGCAACACCTATGCGTAACGCATTACTAGACCCTAATATGAGCGAGGAAGAAAAGTTTAAAATATGGCGTGACTCAATGAGCCTATCATTGAGTGATAAAGAAGTATTAGACATGATGAAGATAGCAAAAGACAATCTTGTTAAATTCAATATGCCAAAACCTAAAGGCAAAAAACTCAAAGAGTTTTATCGAAAAATGCAACCACTGTTACCAAATGCTACACTTGAGCAAAAGCAAAAACTATTAAAAATGCTAGAAGCAGCAAATCTAGCACAGCAAGCAGCAATCGCTATCAATATGAAAAAGCGTAATAAAAAGCCTAAAAAGTCTAAAAAGTCTGTATCTGAAACAATAGATTATCTACCAGAAAAATAATTTCACAAGCTTCTCAGACTGTAAATATTCATACATTTTGAGAGGATAACATGGCAAAAAATAAAAAGGAAGAAAACACTGTACCAGTAGAACAGTTACAGGAGATTGTAGAAAATCAAGCAGCAACAGGCCCAACAGGGGGAACAGGCGCAACTGGCCCCGCAGAAAATGCGCCCCCTGCTCCAGGACAAAATCAAGTTCAAGTAAATGTAGACTTTCTTAAGACTACCAGAGTTCATATAGCAATGCCATGTTACGGTGGTATGCTTACTGAGTCTACATTTATGAGTTTCATCAAATGGGCAAACACTGCCCGTCAGTTGGGTATAGACTGGACACTAGAAACAATGGTTAATGAAAGTTTAATTAGTCGTGCGCGTAATACGCTAACAGCAAAGTTTTTAGATATGCCAGACAGTACTCACTTATTCTTTGTTGACGCTGATATTGGTTGGGAACCATGGCATTTGCTAGTTCTATTGAATAGAAATGTAGATGTGATTGGTGGATTGTACCCAATGAAGACTATGCCTATTAAGTGGGTAGTTAATGGATTTGAAGGCGCAGAAGAAGGCCCAGACGGTTTACAAGAAGTTAGCAAAGCTGGCACAGGTTTCTTATTAATGAAAAAGCATGTATTTGAAAAATTAAAGACTCATCCAGCAGTTAAACAATATAAAAACGATATTGGTCTTGATCCTAAATACGATGTACACCTTAAAACATACTTTGATACCGCAGTGCGTCAGAATCGATACTATAGTGAGGACTGGACGTTCTGTGAAAACTGGCGTGATTTAGGCGGTCGTGTTTGGGTCGATAGGCGTGTATTATTGCGTCACAGCGGTAGTTACGTGTTTTGTATGGAAAATCAACAATATTTAAATGATAATATAGGACCTTTATATGTTGATGGCAAAAAACAACAAGGATTTACATTTAAAGATAAAGACGGCAATGACGCACGATAATAACAAAGGATTATTATCGTGGAAAGTCAAGACGTAAAATTTTTCAATACTTTTAGTTATGTAATAAGCATACTTTTTGTAGTTGTCATTTTATTGTTTGCGGTAGCGTGGCAAGTAGGAAAAAATACACAATCAACCTACAAATTTAGTGACCAAGAGTATATCAAACAGGTCGAAAGCAATCTTGCTATAGCCCGTGTAGCAGTTTCAGGTCAGGATAACTCATCACTAGCAATAGTAGCAGCAGAGGGCGCAGTAATAGTCGCTTTAGAAATACCATCAGATGGTATAGGTGTATATGAACAAGTATGCGCTGCTTGTCATCTTAACGGTCTTGCGGGTGCTCCTAGATCGGATGACAAAGCTGCTTGGGCAGTCAGAATAGCGCAAGGCAAAGAAACACTATATAAACATGCTATAGAGGGCTATCAGGGACAGCAGGGAGTAATGCCTGCTAGGGGAGGTCGATCTGACTTATCAGATGATCTTGTTAAGGCTGCTGTAGATTATATGATAGATAAATCATCATAAAGACATCATAATAAATTACTTTATTTGTTGATATAAAAACGATACCTATAATCATATTAGAGTTTTTCTGATAAATAATACATAATAGGATTATATTATGCGTATAAATGAATTATCTGAAAGCACAGTCGCAGGTAGTATTGCAACAGTAGCAAGCCCATTAGGAGCAACACAAACTCGCTCACAAAAACCACCAAAAGCGCCTAAGGTTGCTAAAGGTAAGAAGTATGCTAATGTTATTAGCGAAGGCAAAATGAAAGAATTAGCCTATGATTTAGAACATATGGATCCAGGCAATTTTAAGAAAAAATACGGCAAAACCAAAGAAGAAGTTAAAGCAAGTTTAAGCGAAACCAAAGTAAAAGAAGCAGAAGTACTTATTGTTCCTGGCATGCGCCGTATGAAGGATAAAAGTTTTATTTCACATAAAGAAGATCGCCGCGACCATGAGGTTGAAATGGCACGTAGTGATTTATATGCAGCAGCAAAAAATGCAATGCGTATTTTTCAAATACTAAAAAATCGTAGTGAAGATGACGGTTTGATGGGTTGGCAGCAGAGTTATATAACACTTGCAGCCGATTACCTAAATAGTGTAGCTGACAGTTTAGAGTATGATGCTAAAGTGAAACAAAGTTTAGATGAAATGACTGGTGAGTTGCAAGGTTTGGAGGAAGGTAAAAGAATAGCAAGAAAGCCCGGACAACCTGCTAATAGCAAAAAGCATAGCGATTTATATACAGATGAAAATCCTAAAGGCACTCA